TTCTTTAAAGAATCGACAAACATTGATATTAGAAAGTTGATGTTAGCGGAACAAAACATGCTAAGTGAGGAAGAACTAACGCCCGTTGGTATATTTGACGATGGGCGGAAAGAAGAGGTTATTGTGGACGGTAACGACTATTGGACAGAAAAAGGTTATCATTCCTCAACTTTCTAAATAACTAAATACAGTATAAATTCGAATATTTGACCCATACTTTTAAAGGAGAAATCCAATGGCATTTCAGCTATCACCAGGAGTAAATGTATCAGAAGTTGACCTGACTACAGTTATTCCTTCCGGCGCCACATCAATTGGCGCATTTGCAGGTCCTTTTGCATGGGGTCCAGTTGGTGAAATTATTACAATTTCAAACGAGGCAAAGCTTGTCGAAAGATTCGGCAAACCAGACTCTAATAATTATGAATACTGGTTCTCTGCTGCAAATTTTCTTGCGTATTCAAACAATCTCAAAGTTGTTCGTACATTTGGGGCTGCTACTAAAAACGCAGTTGCAAATGGCACTTCAGTATTAATTAAAAATGACGATGACTGGTTAGACAACTACTCAAGCGGTGCAACCACTTATGGTGAGTTTGCCGCTCGATATGCTGGCGCAATTGGTAACACATTGAAAGTTTCAATGGCAGATGCTAACACATTTAGTGGTTGGGCATATGCTAGTGCTTTCACTGGTACTCCAGGAACTTCAACATACACTTCAAATCAAGGTGGTGCGAATGACGAAATTCACATTATCGTTATTGACGAAGAAGGTAAATTTACAGGTACTACAAATACAGTATTAGAAAAGTTTGCATTTGTGTCTAAAGCATCTGATGCTAAAGATGATAGTGGTAACACAAACTATTACAAGAATGTATTAGCAAATAAATCTAAGTATATTCGCTGGATGAGTCACCCAACCGCAAATGTTGGTGCAACTTATTCTAATGCATCTTCTACTTGGGGTAATACTGCATCTGGTACTTCATTCACAAGACTTGCAGCTGCACCAACAATCTCATTTGGTGGCGGTACTGCTGCGGGTGCTGATGGTACTATTGTTGCTGCAAACAACATTACTGGTTACAATTTGTTTAGTAGTGCAGAATCAACAGATATTTCTTTGATTATCACAGGTCCAGGTGCCAACACAATTAGTTCTACATTAATTTCTCTCGCAGAAACAAGAAAAGATGTTATTGTATTTTTCTCACCTGCTAAGTCGGATGTTGTTGATAATGCTGGTTCTGAGGCTGCAGCCTGTGTAACACAAGCCGCAAGTATTGGTTCTTCATCTTATGCTTTCTTAGATTGCAATTGGAAATATCAATACGACAAATATAGTGATGTGTATCGTTGGGTGCCATTAAACGGTGACATTGCCGGTCTATGTGCTAAGACAGATATTGAGAAAGATCCTTGGTTCTCTCCAGGCGGATTGAATCGTGGTCAAATTCGCAATGTTGTAAAACTTGCTTGGAATCCAACTAAGACAGAAAGAGATACTCTCTATGTTAAAGGTATTAATCCTGTTGTAAACTTCCAAGGCGAAGGTACAGTTCTATTTGGCGATAAGACACTATTGAGTAAACCAAGTGCATTTGATAGAATCAATGTGCGCCGTCTGTTCATTGTGCTTGAGAAGTCAATTGCTAGAGCAGCAAGATTCTCAATGTTTGAGTTTAATGACCAATTTACAAGAGCTCAATTCATTGCGCTAGTTGAACCATATTTAAGAGATGTTCAAGGTCGCCGTGGTATTACTGACTACAGAGTTGTATGTGATGACACAAACAACACCGGAGAGGTAATTGACCGTAATGAATTTGTTGGTGACATTTACATTAAACCTGCTCGTTCAATCAACTTTATCCAACTCAACTTTGTTGCTGTACGCACAGGCGTATCATTCGAAGAAGTAGTTGGGAAGTTCCAATAAATAAGAGAACAGGAGAATAAAAATGGCATTTAGCGTAAACGAATTTAGAAGTCAAATGACAGGGGACGGTGCTCGTCCCAATCTCTTTGAAGTTTCTATGCCTTTTCCAGGATTTGCTTCACCAGCAAATGCACAAACTAAACTTACATTTATGTGTAAGACTGCTCAGTTACCAGGTTCAACAGTAGGTGTTGTTCCTGTCAATTACTTTGGCAGAGAATTAAAGTTTGTAGGAAATAGAACCTTTGCAGATTGGACAATCAGCGTCATCAACGATGAAGACTTCATTGTCCGTAATGCATTTGAAAGATGGATGAATGGCATTAACAGTCACAACTTTAATGTCCGCAATCCACTTGCACTTGCACCATTGGGTTACTCAGTTGATGCTGAAGTTTCTCAATTTGGCAAACAAGGTAATACTTTGAAGAAGTATAGATTTGTTGGTGTTTATCCAACTGATATTACCCCTATTGATGTTGATTGGGGATCAAATGATACTATTGAAGAATTTTCAGTAACCTTAACCTATCAATGGTGGGACGCTGTAGATACTGGTGTATTGTAACGAAAAGGACTTCGGTCCTTTTCCTTTTATAGAATGATATAATAATGGCTATTAAACTTTTCGGTTTTACCTTAGGTAGAAATGATGTTGTTCAGAAACAAAATCCTGAGCAACCATCTTTCGCACTTCCAACGGAGACAATGGATGATGGTGCAGTTACCATTACCCAAAACGCTCATTATGGAACATATGTTGATTTAGAAGGTTCTGTTCGCAATGAAATAGAACTGATTTCTAGATATCGTGAAATGGCAAATCATCCTGAGTTGGAGATGGCTATTGATGATATTGTCAATGAGGCAATAACACACGATGAATCTGGCAGAACACTAGACATAGTTCTTGATAAATTAAAACAACCAGACACCATCAAAAAGAAAATCGCAGAAGAGTTTGATAATGTTCTTAAATTATTAAACTTCAGTAATTTAGCGGATGACTTGTTTAAAAGATGGTATATCGATGGTAGAATTTACTATCACATTGTTGTTGATGAATCGAAACCAAAAGAAGGTATCCAAGAGTTAAGATACATTGACCCTCGGAAGATTCGTAAAGTAAGAGAGATTAAAAAAGGCGCAGACCCAAAAACTGGCGCTTTAATTATCACATCGGTTGCAGAATACTATGTCTATAATGACAAAGGTACAGTAACGCAATCGTATGGCGCTTCAGTAAATGCCGGTCTAAGAATTGCACCTGAATCCATCTTGAATGTAAATTCAGGTTTGATGGATGCTAAAAACACATTTGTTATATCTTATATACACAAAGCGATTAAGCCACTTAATCAATTGAGAATGATTGAAGATGCGGTTGTTATTTACCGTGTCTCAAGAGCACCAGAAAGAAGAGTGTTCTATATTGATGTAGGTAATTTACCAAAAGGTAAAGCCGAACAGTATCTTCGTGATGTGATGATTAAGTATAAGAACAAAATTGTTTACGATGCAGCGACTGGTGAAGTCCGTGATGACCGTAAACATATGTCGATGTTAGAAGACTTCTGGTTGCCACGCCGTGAGGGTGGTAAAGGTACAGAGATTACAACATTGGCTGCAGGACAAAATCTTGGTGAATTAGCTGATGTGGTTTACTTTAGACAGAAACTATTAAACGCATTGAATGTACCTATCAGTCGTTTAGAACCACAACAAGGTGGTATGATTGGTCTCGGTAGAACAACTGAAGTTACCAGAGATGAAGTTAAGTTTGCTAAATTCGTTGCAAGACTTCGTAATAAGTTTTCACAGATATTTGACTATGCGTTAAGAACACAGTTATCTTTAAAAGGCATTTGTTCTGTTGAAGAATGGGATGATTTTAAAGAAGATATTTACTACGAATTTAAGAAAGACAATAACTTCACCGAAATGCGTGAAGCAGAATTGTTGAAAGAGAGAATGGGAGTTTTGCAATTAGTCGACCCATACATTGGCAAATACTATTCGTTGAATTGGGTCAAACAAAATATCCTTCAATTTACTGATGAAGAAATTAAAAAGATGGATGAGGAGATGAAAGATGAAGAAGACAAAGGAATTGGCGGTCCTACTGTCCCGGCCGGTGCCCAAGGACAAGGACAACAAGAACCTGAAGCAACACCAGAACAATACCCAGCCGAAGACAACACTCAGGAAGCAGACTCCACGGAGTCGTTAACACCGATGTTAGATAAACAAGTAGAGAAGTATTCATCTGGACTAAATAAGCGATAAAAGGAGATTATTATGGAAACATCACAATTTATTGACCAGTTAACTGCTGGCAATGCATCTGAGGCAAAAGAAACATTGAACAATTTGCTTTCTGCAAGAGCGTTTGAATCGTTAGATGCTAAGAAAGTAGAATTGGCAAAATCAATTTTTGCTGGCAAAGAAGAAACTGTAGAAGTACAGGACACAGAAGAAACTGCTTAATGAAATCCTTATTAGATTTTAAAACTATCGTTGAAGAAGAGAAGTCAGACTATTCAAAGTTTGACATGTTGGTTCGTGCTGGTCTTGCCAATAAGGCACAGATACAAAGAATCCACAAAATCTTGGACAAGATGCAAGAAGAAAGACCTGTATTCAATAATGCAGATAGAATGATTCTTCAAAACATGTTCAACAAAATGGTAGATTTAATTTCTAATAACAAACAAATCTTTACACAAGCAAGAAGAGCTGTTAAAGAAGATGTTGATGTGATTGAAGCGGAAAGTTTGAATGAATCTGGTGACACCAAAGATACACCATACATACTATTGTTAAAAAGAAAAGCAATTAGAATTTATCCTGATGGTACTAAAGTTGCATTATATCATAATAAGCAATTAGATAAATACTTTTCGGTACCGTATGGTCCAGGTGTTGATGCAGCTATTCAGGCAGAAGAAACAGAATTAGATGAAGCGGTAATGGACACACTACATAAGATAGTGAATGATAAACAAGCAAAACCAGTTAAGTTTGCTTCTGGTCATACTCGCAAAGTTGACCATTTTACCGCATCAGCAATCACTCAAGTGCATAATGCTTTGAATGATGACAATAAGAAAAAATTTGCTGATATGGTGCATAAGTCACCAGAACATTTTATGAAAGCTTCAGATTTTGCTTTCAAGCGTGCAAAATGAAATTTGTTGATTTAATTTTATCAAACAAATTAGATGAGGCAAAAAATATTTTAAGGTCTCGTTTGGATGAAATCGTCTCCAAGAGATTGCAAGAAGCAAAACGATATGTTGCAGCAGACATGTTGGAAGAAGTAGAAGAACTTGATGAAGCAGGTAGTGCTAATATCATCAAGATGGGCAGAATCAATAAGATTCGCCGAAGAGTTAGAAGAAATGCTAAAGGCAGAATTGTTGTACAGAAGAATGTACGAAAGTCTGGTATTAAAGGATATAGAATTTCAGGTAATACTGTAAAAAGAATACCTGCAACAGTAAGATTAAAAAAGGCTCGTTTATTGAAACGGTCATGGAAGACAACTAGAAAAGCTAAATTGCGCCGAACTCTATTGAAAAGAAAAATGTCAATGAGAAGACGCTCATCATTAGGACTAAGATAATATGCCATATGAAATAACCAACACACAAAGGTCAGCATCTATTATTAGAGTTGCTGATGCCGGAACTACAACAGTATCTTTAGCAAACTTAGCGGTTGATGCTAACGAAACTGTTTCTGCGGCAAACATTAGAAGATTAACTTGGTCAACCAATGGTAATATTCAAATTATTAGAAACTCTGTACCAGTATTGATGTTACACAATTCTGGTACAATGATGCTTGATGAATTAAATCATTCAGTAGCTAATAACAATACTCAACCTATTGTTATTACAATTAACACTGGTGGTTCAGTTGTGATGGAAGTTACTAAGACAGCATCATACACAACTCCACTAACAGGAATGTAATATGAAACTCATTAGAGAAACCGTAGAGAATGTAAAATATCTTACCGAAGCTTCAGAAAACGGTAAGAAAAATTTGTTTATTGAAGGCACATTCTTAGTCGGTGACAAAGTTAACAAAAACAATCGTATGTATGAAATGGTAACTTTAAGAAATGAAGTTGCTAGATACAATGAAGAATATATTAAGACCAATAGAGCACTAGGTGAACTTGGTCATCCAGACACTCCGTCCATTAACTTAGAAAGAGTGTCACACAAAATTGTTTCTCTTGTAGAAGACGGTAATACTTTCTACGGAAAAGCATTAATTCTTGAAACCCCATATGGTCAAATTGTTAAGAACTTTATTGATAATGATGTAAGTATCGGAGTATCTTCTAGAGCTCTCGGTTCTGTTGTTACTACTAAAGAAGGTTACAACCTTGTACAAAATGATTTGAGACTTGCAACAGCGGCAGACATTGTAGCGGATCCTTCTGCTCCAGGTGCCTTTGTAAACGGCATCATGGAGAATAAAGAATGGATGTTTGTTGAAGGACACTTCGTTGAAGCAGACTTTGACAACGCAAAAAGACAAATACAGAGAGCATCTTCAAAACAAATAGAAGAAGTTGCTCTTAAATTGTTTGAAAATTACCTCAGAAAACTTTAATTTTATAAATAAGAAATCATAAGGAGATTCCTAATGGCAACAAATAAACTAATGGAAGCCGCAGCAGACATTCTTGCAGGAAGCAAGAAATCAGCAACGGGCATGCCAAGCCAAAAACTACAAGGTTCTGAGTATACAGAACTTGGTGGACCAACTAACAAACCAGCTCAAGGTGAAGACCGTGTGGGTGAGGATCCTTACAAGGATT